GGAGAGTACAACATCTTCGACGAGTTGGTAGACCTTCGGGTGAACCTCAACAAATCCAAGATCCCGACAGGAGGCCGATTCGTGATAGCCGGTCCTGAGATTCTGGCTGTGATGCTGAAGGACGAGCGGTTCACGAAGGCCAACGTCGCCGGAAGTGCCGACACGCTCAGATCTGGCCAGATAGGCCGGGTCCTGGGATTCGACGTCTACGAATCGCCCAACTGCCCCGTCGTCGCTGGCTCCAAGTACAAGGTGATCGCCGGCCATCCGATGGCCTGGTCCTTCGCTGAACAGATTGTGAAGGTCGAGCCGTACCGGATGGAGAAGAGGTTCGCCGACGCCGTGAAGGGCCTGCACGTCTACGGCGCAAAGGTCGTAAGACCTACGGCTTTGGCGGTCCTGACGGCCACGACTTCTTAGAGGTGATGACGATGAAGAAACTATTCATGGCAATCCTGGGGGCCGCTCTTCTGATCGGTCTCTTCGCCCTGCCTATGGCATCCGGCGCTCGGACTGCGATCACTTGCACTACCCTGGTTGAGAACGGCGAACCGGCATCGATGGCCACGCCCGTCACGCTCGATTCCACCAACAATCACACCATTGCCCTCTATCCCGGAACCCTATTGAGGGTGGTCGAATCCGGGGGCTCTCCTGGCGGCGTGACGATTACGGTACTTGCTGGTGACGATCCTCCTGCCTTCAGATCCTCACTGGGAAATCTGACTGTCACTATCGCCAACGCCACCTCCGAGACTTGGATAGGGCCCTTTGAGTCTGCTAGGTTCGTCAACCAGACTGGCTACCTCCTGGTGAACACGAACTCCACCGACGGGACGATTGAGGCGTTTAAGTTCCCAGTCTAGGGGAGCACATGGCCTACATCCTCCTCGCCGACGCTAAGACGCGCCTTGTGGCCCTCTGCCTGTCATCCGAGTTGACTGCCTGGAACGCAGCCAGTGACGGCGACAGACAGATCCTCTTAGACCGGGCCGTCGAGAAGCTCGAAAGCCTGGCCTTTGTAGGCCAGAGGTACGAGACGGTAGAGGAAGGCCAGGAGGAACTTTTCCCTCGGGTGGATCAGCTCGGGGCCTACGACTACGACGAGGACGCCGACGCCTACGTGATCCCCCAGGCGATCAAAGACGCGATCTGTCTCGAAGCGGTGGCGATCCTCGCCGCGACCGCATCCAGCGATTACGACGAGGTGGACGACCTTCAAGAGCACGGTGTGAAGTCCGTCCGGATCTCCGGGACGGGGCTTCAGTACGAGTTCCGGGGCTCTTCTACATCAGATTCGAGAGAGGGGTTCTACTCAAAGCGGGCGTGGCGACTTCTGGAGCGCTACCTGGCGCGGGATGTGAGGGTGATATGAGCCTGATGAGCCCCTTCCTGAAACAGACCGCAACGCTGAGGAGGATAGCTACGGGCCCGGATTCGTGGGGTAACTACACATATTCGACTTCATCGATTAGCTGTCGATTCGAAAAGCTCTCGAAGCTATTTCGAAACACCGAGGGCGAGACTTGGACCTCGGAGGCCCATATCTTCGCTGATGTCGAGCTCCGGGAGGGCGACGAGATAATCTATGGAGGCGAGACCCGGGAGATTCAGAAGATAAGCCATATGCCGGATTTCGACGGCTCGGATACCTTCTGGGAGGGGTGGCTCTGAGCGGCAACGTCAAAGTCACCTGGAAGGGCAAAGCCCTCTCCGCCGCTGCACTCGTGGCCGGAAAGAAGGCGATCCACCTCGAAGCCGAAGGCATCCTCACCCGGACGATCCCCCGGACTCCGATTGACGAGGGGCCTCTCCGGGCCTCGGGCCACGTTGACGACGTTGCTATGGGATCGACTATCAGCTTTTCGACGCCTTACGCCGTCCGGCAACACGAAGACACATCCCTCCACCACGACGAAGGCGAGGCTAAGTTTCTGGAGAATGAATTCAGTGAAAGCTCCGACAGCGCTATCAAAAACATCGGCGCGGCTATCGGAGTTGTTTTGAGGTGACAAATTGACAAATGAAGTAATTGGAACCGTGGCCTGCCCCGGATGCGGCGGGTCATTGACGATCATCGAGACCGAGGACGGCGGCTTGGGATGTATCCCCTTCGAAGGCCCCGAGAAGAACCTCCTCGCAGGCTACACGAAGATGAGGAACGGCGAGGTCCGATATATCGGATACAACGGCCAGATCTACACCCGAGAAGAAGCTCTGGCGAAGTTCGGCCAGTCCGAGGTAGACCACCAGGACGCGAAGATGAAGGCAGCCGAAAGCACGGCGATCAAGCTCGGGAGGAGATGAGGAGATGGCGGTCAGTACCCGGCTGATCCTCACTCTGATATCCACCGGGGCACTCGTCGGGTTCGCTGTCCTCCCATTCGGGGGAGTGACGGTTCCCGACTCGATCACGAAGACGTTCACCGACCTCACGCTGATGAGCTACGGATACTACTTCGCCGGGCGAGCCACAGCGGGGACGGTGTCAGCATAAGCGGGGTGCGAGACCATGTTTGAGAGGGGATCTCGCAGAGCCCGCAAGACGGGATTGGATCGAAATAATATAAAGAGGTGGTGGTAGTGGGCGACGAAGACCACGATCGGATAATCAGGATGGAAGAGAACATATCCTATATCCGAAAGAAGTTTGATACCCAGTGCGCTTGGCAGAAATCTACCGACCATCGGATTGGAGCCTTGGAGAACTGGAGAAGCGCCTTGGCCGGTGGCTTCGGTCTCCTCGTTCTCCTGATGGGCTATGGTTGGATAGTTCCGAGGCTTTGAGATGAGCGTGATAACCGACATCGGGGCGGTACTGATAGCGGCGGGCCACTGTACCACGGCCACGCTGTTCTACGGCTACCTCCCCGACAGTCCGGTTAATTGCGTGATGTTGAAGGTGTACGGCGGTAAGCCCGACGACCTCCTGGGCTACGAATACCCAAGATTCCAAGTCCAGGTACGAAACGAGAACCAGCAGACGGCGGCGACGTTGATAACCGCCATCAGGGCCACGCTCACGAAGACGAACGAGACCCTGAGCGGAACTTGGTATCCGCTCTGCCGGGCTTTGCATCCACCGGCCCAGATGTCGCTAGAAAGCGATTCTGGGATTGTGAAATGGTATTGTGACTTTGAAGTCATAAAGAAAATTTGAGTAGTCAGGTGACAAAGAAATGACGACAGCAGCGATTGTTTGGGCGGGGTCGGTGTATATCGGCGCCGCTGGGACCGGGAAAACCGCATCAGCTAAGATCGGTGAGGTTTTGGATGCGGATTTCCAGTGGGATCTCGACATGGTGGAGGTCACCAGCCGTGACTCCGACGGGCATAAGGAATACCTCCCTGCGAACGACGGCGGGGCAGTGACTGTGTCCTGCAACTACCTGAAGGGCGACACCAGCGGCCAGACGGCCCTAGCGGGATACTTCGCCGCGAAGACGAAGATAGCCCTCAGAGTCAATTGGGACGACGCCGGCAGCAACAATGGATATGGCCGGTACTGCGACGGTTGGGTGAAATCGATGCCTATCTCCGCAAGCCAGGGAGACAAAGTAAACCTGAAGTTCACGTTCCAGCCCACCGGCGTCATAACCGACGACTTCGATTCGGTGTGATCGGAGGCCTGAAAGATGACCTCCGCCGCCCTTGCGGGCTACGCAGCGAGTTTCTACAAGGAAACTCAGAAAAAAGCCACATTGACAACGGCGCTAGATGGCGATAACAACAACCTCACGTTTACGGCAGTCCCGCCAGGGACGGCGGGCAACGGAATAGCGATCATATACAGCGACCCTTCGGCCAACGACTCGCCCCTATCGGTCTCAGTCTCAGGTAGGACTATCACCGTGAGCCTGGAGACCAACGGATCGGGGACGATCATTAGCACCGCATCTGAGATCATGGCCGCTGTGAACGCCGCCCAGGATGCCGCAAGGTGGGTATCTGCCGCCCTGGCTACAGGGAACGACGGCTCCGGCGTCGTAGCTGCGATGGGATCTTCCAGCCTGTCGGGTGGAGCCGCCACCACGACCGAGAGCTTCACCGAGGTTTCTCTCGTGGACCTCGGCGACCACAAGCATTACCAAGCAGCTGCGATCGCTGATAGATATTGGGTCGATGGCGAGACTCTCACGATCGAAGAAGACCCTCTCGGGGGCGGGTCATGGGGCGAGATCACCACCGGGTTCACGGTGGACTATTATCTCGGACTGATTACGTTCTCGGTGGCACAAGATCCTACCGACTTATTCCGAGCATCAGGGACGAAGCATATCATGGAACCCGTCTGCCATGCCTATGATTTCTCGGTGTCTCCAGAAATTGACTTCAAAGAAGTCACGACGTTCTGCTCCGGAGGGCACAAGGAATACCTCCCCGGACTGATGGGTGGGTCTGGTGAGGTCTCGGACTACTGGGTAGCCCCGGGCCATTCTGGAGATCTTCGGTCGAATATGATCGCCTCGTTTTACGTGAACACCGACACCGGACGCCACCGGATTGACGCTGATGGCTATCTCGAAGGGGCCCCTGTCAGCGCCAAAGTCGGCGAGGTCGTGACCTCAAAGATGACCTGGCGGTTCACCGGGGCGTTCTACAGATGGAAGGATGAGACTTACAGTTAGGATGTGATATAATAACCAAGACTTATAACTTGAAACTTTCCGACAAAGACGTTCGGAAATTTCGCCTCGACATGGAGGCTCAGTTTGCCGTTGAAGACCTTCTGAACCTCCCGATAGATGCTCTCATTCAGAACATCGCCTTCCGGAAGGTGGTCAGGGGCATCTTGTGGGCTGGCGTTCGGACATTTGATGAGAAGTTCACCATAGCCGACGCTGGCAAATTTATGTCAGACTGGAGCGAAAAGCACGGTGGCCTCTCGTCTTTGACTGAGACATTGATGGAGGCGGTGCTGGACGCCACGGGAAACTACACCTCTGGCGAGATCAAGCGGATACTCACGGTCAACAAAGCCGAGCTAAGGGCCAAACGGAAGGCAGCAATGGAAGGTCTGGACGCAATGGAGGCGACCTACAAGAATATTCTGGAGGAGCCCGGAGAACCGCCTGGAACTGGAGAGAAGCAGAGCGAACCGGGATCGGTGAGCTAGGCCTATCTCCTCAAGAGTTCTGGAAACTCACCATAGACGAACTTAACATTAAGATCGATGCTCACCGGAAAAAGTTGATAGATGAGCAAGATAAGCTTAATCATCTTGCCTATAATGTCGCAGCGCTTTCACGGGCTGATAAGCTCCGGGGCTTCGATCAGCACTTCCCCAAGCGGCCCGCTGAGCGGGTCGAAGTGCCTCCCCTGGAGGATCGCATCCGGGAAGCCTGGACGCTTCACGGCATCGAGCCTCCTCCAGGATATGAACATTTGAAAAACGCCAGGTGACAACATGGAAGTCGGCCGTGTAGAGGCAGGCCTATACCTCTCAGACAAGGGATTCGATAGCGGTCTAGCTACCGCCGGATCGAAGCTCGATACCTTCGGATCTAAGATTGATTCTGTGGCTCAGAAGGCGGGCGAGATAGGCCAATCTCTCACGATGGGCCTCACCTTGCCGATCGCCGGGGCCGCCGCCGGCGTCGTCAAACTGGCCGGAGACTTCCAGCAGAGTATGGCCAATGTGGCCTCTGTCACCGGCGGAGGTGTCGAAGCTCAGAAGGCCCTTTCGGCAGCGGCGAGAGAAGCCGGGGCCACTACTGTTTTCTCTGCATCGCAAGCGGCCGACGCCATGTATTACATGGCGAGCGCCGGGTGGAAGGATCAGCAGATCGTCGCCGGGCTAAACGACACCCTAAAGCTCGCCGCCGCTGGTGGCAAAGATCTCGCCTTCACCTCCGACTTGATGACCGCCACCATAAGCCAGTTTGGGCTCGGCGCCGAGGACGCTGGCCGGGTGGCGAACGTCTTCGCCGCTGCAACATCAAATTCGCAGGCGAATTTGGACAAGCTCGCCTACTCGATGAGGTACGTAGGCCCCGTGGCGAACTCTCTCGGCTGGAGTCTGGAGGAGACCACCGGCGGCCTGATGGGCCTCTACAACGCTGGCTTCAAGGGAGAGCAAGCCGGGACGGTCCTTCGTGGGGCTCTATCGGCTCTGCTGAAGCCGTCCGATGCCGCAGCCGAGACGCTGAAACAACTTGGCCTCTCCATCGAGGACGTCAACCCTGCGACCCATAGCCTCGCCGAGATCATAGGTGTCTTGGAATCGAAGAACCTCTCGGCGGCTCAGGCCGTCGCCATCTTCGGCCAGGAGGCCGGGCCCGGTATGCTGGCCCTTTTGGGCCAGGGCCAGGATGCTCTCGAAGGATACACGGCATCCATCACGGGCACTTCCAAAGCTACTGAGATGATGGAGACCCAAACTAACACTCTTTGGGGTGCTCTCAAACAGCTCCGTTCTGCTGGCGAGGAGCTGGCCCTGGTCTTCGGCGACGTCCTCATACCTCC